CGCTGCAAATCCCCGCGGTGTGGGAAATCGTCTCCATGATCGCGGAAGACATCGCCAATCTTCCTCTCGAACCTTACAAGCGATCGGTAAATGATCGCGGAGAGACGTTCGGGAAGGAGGTCGATAAGAAGCATCCATCTTTCAAGCTCTTGGCGAAGATGCCCAACCCCTTCCAAGAGGACTTTCAGTTTCGCGCGTCGATGATCTTCTGCGCTTTGCTTACCGGAAATGCCTACGCTTACGTCGAAAGGCGAAAAAAGGGCGGTGATCCGGTCGCTATGTGGTGGCTCGACCCGCTGAAAACGTGTCTTAAATGCGACAATTCCCAGCGAAACCGCGAGCAATACTTCTACGAAACGACCGACAACACGTCGGGAACGCCGGTTCCGATCCCGTTTGAAGACGTGGTGCACATCAAAGGCCCGACTTTTGACGGCATGATGGGGCTCGAGATCCTCCGTTTCGCGCGGGATACGTTCGGAATGTCCCTCGCGGCGCAGCGTTACACGTCGCGATTCTTCAAAAACGGCGTGCAAGCAGGCGGCTTCCTTGAGGTTCCACATGGCACGACGAAGAAAGCGGCGGACGCACTGGAAGAGGGCTTCAAGTCGAAGTTCTCCAATCCCGACAATCACTTCCGCACAGTGATCCTGCGCGACGGCGTGAAGTGGGTGAAGAACACATTCGACGCGACCGAGGCTGACCTAACAAACCTGCGCAACCAAGCCAAGATCGACGTGTGCAGCTTTTACGGCATCAATCCTTCGAAGGTCGGCGTCCCTGGCTACTCGTCTTACAACTCCCAAGAGCAGGCGAACCGACAATATCACGACTCTTGCTTGTCGCGGGTCATGGCGCGTGAGATTGCTGGCTATGAAATGAAGCTGCTCACTGAAGATGAGTTTCTATCGGACGCGATTAAGCTCGAGCACAACACCAAAAAGCTATTGCAAATGAACCTGATCGAACGCTATCAGGCTTACCAAGTCGGCATTCGCAGCGGGTTTCTCAATCCCAATGACGCCCTTGCGGCTGAATCCATGCCTCCGCGCCCAGGTGGTGACGTGTACGCCGCCGCGCCGGAACTTGGCATGTCGGGTGGTGGCGCCGACAACAAATCGCCGACGCCAGAGGATCCGAAAGAGCCCGGCAAGGAACCGGGAGAGCGGTCGATTGAAGACCTGCGAATCATCTTTGGTGTCACTAATCACGCCCGAACCAAGGCGAAGACCTCGCAAGGGTTCTGCGACTGGATCAAGGGCCGACTGGCGAGCCATCGCACGGATGCAATCAAGCTCGGCGTCGCGCCGGAGATGGTCGATAGGATGCTATCGGACTTCGAAAACCTGAAGGCGGACGATGCTACAATCGCTGGCCAAGTGGATAAGATTTGCAAGCGATGGGAGGCAGGAAGATGACCAACATCACACGACGAGGACTTTTTGGAGTAATCGGCGGCGCCATTGCGTGGTTATCCGGCGCAGGTAAGGCAAGTCTTGAGCCTGGAACCGGCTTCACTTCCGTAGCTAAAGTGACAAACATTCAGCGGCCAAGGCCTAGATATTTGCGATGCAGAATCGCAGCAATTCCAGCTAACTCAATTGGCGATGACTTCAAAAAATACATGGCTCGTGAAGTCTGGGAAGAATCGGATTCACCAAACGGACCTTGGGAAATCGTGAAAGAGGAGTGCTAAGTCATGACCACCGAAAAACGCTGCATTGACTTCGATCAATCGCGGATGCAACTTACTGAGGAAGGCGGAAAGAGTCGCCTCAGTGGGTATGCCGTCATCGAGTACCGCAAGAGCGACCCAGGGACCGAATTTCGAATGAGCTCGCGACTCGTCGAACGGGTAAAAAGGTCCGCAATTGACGCGATTTTGGCCAAAAAAGACGACGTTATTGCGTGTTTTAACCATGATCCGCACTTCGTTTTAGGGCGCCGGTCGAACGGTACTCTTGAGCTTTTTGCAGACGAAATCGGACTTGGATACCGGATCGACTTGCCAAACACCTCCTATGCGCGCGACTTGCTTGAACTTATCAACCGCCGAGACGTGAAAGGCTCGTCCTTCATGGGCTCGATGGAGTTCTACCGAGAGGCCGAGGGTGATCAGGTAGTGCGATGGGTAACGAACATCGACATGCTCGAATGTGGCCCGGTGAGTTTGCCTGCATATTCCTCGACCACAGCGCAAATGAGGAAACTCGGGGAAGATGTTGAGCGGGAAATGCGCGAAGAGCTGCGCCGGAAAGCCTTGGAAATGGATTCCTTCATTCTCGACTTGACTTGTTCACGTCAATAGGCAAGATTTAAGGCGTCAGAAAAACTTATTATTGGAAATGGCAGCTGAAAAAGCTCGCGTCCAACCTTCAACAGCAAAAACTGTTGGGTTATGACGACGAGCTTTTTTCGTATCTCCACGGCCCAGCAGCGTGGAGATTACGACATGTCCGCCCAACTGGACTCGATTCAGGAAAAACGCGACCTGCTTTTTGGCCAACTCCAAGAGGCTCGCAAGAAGTTCGACCATGAGAAGAACGGCTGGGATTCAGCCGAGTCTGAAGAGAATTTCAAGAAGCTCAGTGACGACATCAGCGCGACCGAGGCCGAACTAGTCACGGCCCGCGATCGATTCGCCAAAGCCGCCGAAATGGATGCGATGCTTGACAAGTTCAAGCAGGAGCAGAAGCGCGGAATCAATCCCCACGGCCTTGGTTTCGGCAAGCGAGACGCGCTTGACCCCAAGACTGAACTGCAAAAAGAGCTTGCTTTCCGTGGCTTCCTTCGCGGTCGGCGCTATGCCAGCGAAGACGAAAAAGAGGCAATGCGATCGACCGGGATGGACTTCGGCGACGAGGTTGCCATCACGCCGGAACCTGCCACGGCTGGCCGGTTTTATGCCGAAATCGCCAAGCGTCAGCTCTTTTACAGCAAGAGCGTCGAATCTGCCCGCCGAGACCTGATGAGCTTCGATTGGGAAAGCCGAACGCTTTCCGCAATGAACTTCGTCAAGGGCGGCGCTGTGGTCAATCCACTCCAGGCAATGGGAGTGGAAATCGATATGACATCTTACGGCACGATGCGCCAAGCGGCGCGTACGATCGTCACGACCGGTGGCGAGCCTTTGCCGATTCCAACCGTGTCTGACATCGCGAATTCCGGCTCGTGGATTGGCGAAAGCACTGCGGGCACTGCGGCTGATCCGTCTTTCAACCAGGTGATGCTCTATGCCCACAAATGCACCAGCAATCCGGTTCTTGTGCCGGAAGAGTTGCTCCAGGATGCAGGGTTTGACCTCTCTGGCTACCTGATGGAAGCCTTAGCTCGTCGCATCAACGTGACGACCGAGGCGGCCTTTGCTCAAGGCGATGGCGCTGGCAAGCCTTACGGCCTTCTCACGAAGGCAAGCCAAGGCGTTGAAGCGGCATCGCAGACTGCGTTCACTCGATCCGAAATTGAGCGACTCGTTTACTCGGTTGACCCCGCTTACCGCAATCAACCCGGCGCGGGATTCATGATGCACGACGCGATCATGGCTCAATGCCGAATCCTGACCGACTCCAACGGCGTGTTCCTCTGGGTCAACGGAACTGACCCGAACATGACCGAGCAACTCCGCTGCGGCGGGAAGACCTACCCGGTTTTCATCAACCAAGCGTTTCCTTCGACGATGACGATCTCCACCAAGATCATCGCATTCGGTCAGCTCACCAAATACTACATCCGTCGCGCCGGCCAAGTCCGCATGTACCGGATGAACGAGCGTTATCGCGACGTGGATCAGACCGGATTCGTTGCCTTTGAGCGCGTTGACGGCAATCTGATCGATGCCGGAACGGACCCCATCAAATACCTCCAACTCAAGACCTCCTAAGTCTGGTTGTGATTTCTTTTTGACACTCAAGGAGATTGGAAATGGCCAGACTCGATATTACGAATACCCGCACGATTAAGCAGGCTCACGCCTACGCGAATGTGACCGACAACACGCCGTTTGTTAGCGGAATCATCGATACCGCAAACGCATTGGGCGTTAACTTTGCGGTTCACGTTCACGCAGCGGCGGACGCTGACACGACGATTACCGCACTGCTTGAAGACAGCGACAACTCCGGCATGTCGCCGGCAACTGCCGTGGCTGACGAGTATCTCGTTGGCACCGAAGCGGGCATGGCTCTGCAATTCGACTCGGAAACGAAAGTTGCCAAGATCGGATACTTGGGCCACAAGCGATACGTGCGATTGACGCTGACCTCAGCAAACAACTCGGGCAACCTGTCGCTTTCTTCGACGGTCACTCTGTTGCGTGCTAACCCCGTCGGCAACTCGACCCAGCTCGCCACTACCACGGCGTAGTCATGCCCTACAGCCTCGTCAGATCAACCGACGCCGCTGCCGAGCCTCTAACCACCAGCGAAGCGAAAGCCCAGCTGCGGGTTACTGGCAGTGGCGAAGACACGCTCATTGACAATCTGGTGAAAACGGCTCGATCTCTTTTCGAAGAGCGCACGGGCCGTTCAATCCTGAACCAGACTTGGGTTCTCAAACTCGATTCGTGGTTCTCTTGTGATGGGCAATCACCCTGGATTTCGCTACCCAGGGGACCAGTGGCGTCAATCACGTCGATTCAATACGTCGATTCGGCTGGCGCCACTCAAACATGGTCGAGCAGTGACTATCAGACGGACTTGTCTGGCGATATCGCAAGGGTCGCGCCCGCATACGGCGAAGTATGGCCAA